CTTAAAGGCTTTTCGTTTAGCTTAAATTGAATCATTTACAAGCTCTATAAACGAAGTCCATTGCAATTGTGTACAAAGCAACCAAAACCATAAAAAGAAAGCCAAAAGGCATCTTAAAATGAGTTAAGGCGAAAATACCTAGCACCGTATTAACGATGCTAAATAAATTTTCTTGGCTTGGTTTAAAAAGGTAAAGTATCTTTTTCATAACCACTAAAGTTTGTCTTTTTATCCATTGCTGGCTTAAATTCTTTTTTCTCCTTAACCGCGTTCGGTTTCCATTCGTCTATTTGTAAATAATGGGTTGGCTTGCCTTCGACCTTTTGCGGCTTTTCCTTTACGTTTAGACTTACAAATTCCGTGTCGTTGTCGTTTAGGTATTGCAAAAGCGTGTTTAAATCTTTTCTTGAAAACGTAACCTTTGGCAACGTTCCAAATTGAGTAGTTAACATTCTGGCGGTTCCAGCGTAAATCTTTTCCATTGTTTTTTATTTGTTTAAATTGTTTAAATATTCTCCCCATTGTGTAGCCATTGCATTGGCTATTCCAGGAAATGTTTTAGACCTAAGTTTACCAACTTGACTTTTATCATTATTTCTAAAAGCATCATAAAACCACATAGGCTGTCTTTTCTTTTTTCCTGTTTTTTTATCAATCCACTCAAAAAATTCGCCTTTATGAGTATGGGTAATTTCTTGGTCAAATAATGTGATTTCTTTATTGTGATAAAGCAAAGGTAAATTCTTTAGCCAAAGACAAGTTGCTTTTGAAAATGGGTCTCCAAAATAATATGGGTGAATAATTTGAGTTGGCTTTTTATATTCTTTGCTCATTATTCCAATTGGATTTTCAATTGCAATATGCTTAATAGGAGCATTTACCATTTCCATAAAAAACTTAATGCCTTCTTGTTGCCGTCCGTCTTTTCTTTTTTGCTCAAACCAAGCCGCTCCGCTTACTGCTAAATGCGTACAAGGTGGAAATGCAATCATTACGTCCCAGCCTTGGTTTATAACCTCTAAAACATCTCCTTTAATATGCCATTCTGAAAAACCTCCAGAATGGTCTTGTATGTCGCAAGAAAAAGCCTCAAAACCAAGCTTTCTAAATTCAATCGTTACTGCTTGGCTTTCCTCACAAGCTAATAAGATTTTCATATCAATTTATCTAAGTTTCTATTTTCTCTAATTGACTCCAAAATAAACAATTTCCAAATCTTATTCTTTGATTTGGCTCCAACTGTTGACTCTTCTACCCAATGTTTAGTTAAACGCAATTCTTTTCTTACGTCTTGCTCAATTTCCTCAACGTTAAAAGTCCAAGGCTTTAAAATCCCTTTTTCTTGAAACTTGTTGAACCAGTTAACTCCCCATTCTGCTAGGTCGAGGCAATAGCCGGTATCTTTTGCGTGCTGGTAATTCTCGCGGAATATGTTTTTACCTACTTCAATCCAGTAAGCTATTTCCTCAGCGCTTGGCTCTTTGCCTTTGTTGTTTTGGTTTTGGATTTCCATTACGATTTGGCTTTGGTGATGCTGGTAATACTGGGTAATCCATCCATTTACCGTCTTCTCGTTGACGTGGTAAAAGTCGCCGTATTGTCCACGCATTCCAGCTTGAAGAATATAATCAACTCTTTGCTCAGTCATCCAACCAAACTTTTTAAACAATTCGTTTAGACATTCAATCAATTGCAAGGCTTCCTCTTCTTTGTATTCTTTGAATTGTTTTAAGCCGCAAACAAACTCCATTTTTTTTAGGTGTTTTACGATTATTGGTTTCATTGTTCGTTTTGTTTTAGTTGCTCTTTTTCTCTTTGCATATCTTGGTAAATCTTTTCAAAAATATTATGTTTAGCGCTTTCCTTTTTTGGAATTGGATTACCTCTTTTTACCCAATTAAAAAAATGCTGCTTTGCAAGCTTTTCGTTTTCTTTGTATTCAGCTTTAAAAATACATTCTTTTCGAAACGTATTTAAATGGTCTTGAACTTCTTTTACTTCAGCTTTCCAGTTTATTGCTAATCCTTCCAACCAAATCTTATTATTCCATAATTCACGAAAAATCGCATTATGTGAATCCTCATTTACTTTAATTTCTTTTTCTTTATTTTCTTTTATTTCTTTTCCTTTACTTTCCTTTACTTGCATTGCATCCGCATTGCGTTCGCTATGCGTTCGCATTGCATTCGCATCGTTATCCTTATTCCAGCGTTTTTTGGCGGATTCTCGTGCCTTTTCTGAGCGCTCACCTTTTAACTCCATACGTTTTAAAAGGCTTTCACTCCAAAAATAATCGCCATCAATTACGAATAAATCGAAATCGTTTATAATCTTTTTTATGCTATCTTCTTGCGTTTGCAATGCGAATGCAATGCTTTTGCAATGCGTTCGCATACGGTAATCGCTCTCGTTTCTGAGTAACTCAATCAACGCCCAAAAAAGACCGTAACCCTCCCAGCCTAATTCCATTCTGAGCCTTAGAATTTTAGGGTCATCTTTCGCGTTCGCATCGTGCGAAAAGTAATAAGCTTCCTTTTTCATAAAATAAAAAAGCCCAACTGGTGGTAGTCAGTCGGGCGGTTAGGTATCAACCTATGGAATTATTCTCGCTACCACACAGGAATAATTCGATATACAAATATAACTCTTTTTCAGTTATCCAATTAGTGAACGCTTCTTTAGTTGAATTAAAATGCAATTATAGGAACGTCCCATTTTAAACGCTATTGCCTTAGTTGGCAATCTGTCACGCCAGAGGTTTAGCATTATTTCCGCTTCTTGTTCGCTGAATTTCCGCATTATCATTTAAAATTTGTTCAACGGCTGCCAAGCAATCAGTATATACCCCACCCCCCCGGTCAATTGCTTGGTGAATGCGTTCAAATAATTTGACAAAATCGTGAAACTGCTTAATTGTTGCCTCGCCTTCGTCATATCCCTCAAGAAATCGAAAAGCTTTGGTTGCGTTGCGCTTTAAAGAGTTTATAATATTCTTATGCTTAACCGTAAGGTCGTGGTCGTAATCCTTTAAGAATGTACAATCTTCGTAATTGTCCAACATTATTTCTTGGAGCGCCAAGTAAATTAGATATTTCTGGGTTGCCCTAAATTGCAACTCCTTTACAATTTCTTCTTTTGTCATATTAAACTAAGTCTTTGATTTTAACCAAAACGCCTACGCTGGTGTTATTGTCACCGCCTCGAACGTTTTGGATTGCTTTTTTATCTAAAATTAATTGCCTTACAATTGTTTTCAATTCCTCGGTCTTAATAACAATTGCCTTTGTTTCCGTTACCTTATAAACCCAGTAATCAGCTTGCGTTGTTGCAATCCCAGAGGGCTTACCTCGGCTTTCGTACTCAATGTAAATGTTACCAGTTTTCGCGCTTAATCGGTCTGTTTTAACCTCAAATTTACGATTGGAAACTATTTCATCAAACCAAGTTTCGCCCTCTAAAACGCCAAATTCTAGGTCGTATTTAAAATCGCTATTATACTTCAACGGCTAAGGTAATAACGTGCAACTCGTTTGTCGTTAATTGTTACCATATCGGTAACTACTGGCAAACCTTCGTCTCTGAGGTTAGCAATGCGAGCGGATAGCCTAAAGCATCCAAACATATTTAAAGCCTCCATTGGCGTAATTGAGTAGCCGTTTAATAGCCAGCCTTTTATCAATGCATTTTGTGATTCTGGTTTCATAAGATTATACCAAGGTTTTCGATTAAATATTTAGTTTCAAAATAAGCGGTTAAAAATTCCTCCTCTGTAACTTCATTCCAGTTGTGATTTTCAAACCAGTAAAGGACGCGGTTAGGTTTAATTTTGATATCTGGGTAAAGCTCCAACATTAATTCTCCTTTACTAACGTGGAGGTGAATATTGTCATTTAAAAGCTTAACATAATTTAGTTCGCCAACTCTAAAGAATTGCGGCAACTCAATTTCTGAGTTTATTACCTGTTTAGTCGTAATCTTAAAATTTTCCATAGGTGTTATTTGGTTAAAGTAATTTAAGTCCAAGTAAATAGCCAAGCGCAAAGATTGGCGTAAAAGCTAGGATTGTGTAAAGGATTTTTCCGGTAATCTTAATGGCTTTTTTCATTGGTGTTTTGTTAAGTTTTCGAAATATCTAAAGAATAAATTATAAAACAAAAGTTAAACTAAAATTTTAATTAGATTTTTTTTCGTTGCCTCTCTAATTAGGATGTCGACTCGGTTATAAGGTAAACGCGTTTCCTCTGCGATTTCTTTTTTGTTATAACCCCAGCTCGCTAGTTGAATAACTCGGTTAACCAATTGCTTTGGCATATTCTCGACAAGATTTGTACTTATTGCCATTCGTGGAGCTTTCTCGTGCATTCTAAGCTTAGTGTAAAGAATGTAAGCCACTTGGTTAGGACTTAATCCAATTGCCTTGGATATGGCGTTTTTAGTGTATCCATTTAGATACAAGTCTTGAATTATTTGGTTAAGTTTTTGGTATTTGTCAGCTGCCATAAACGCTCGAAAGTTTCGTTAAAAGGTAATTTTTCAGTTTGGTAAGTTGACCGAACGCCTTTTGGCGCTAGGTCTTTAGGTCTTTGGATTTCTTTTCCTAAGTATCTCATTTGATTTGGAGGTTTGATTCTATATAATTACGGCACTCAATAACTCGATTTTTTACACGCTCAATAAATTCTGGGTCGTATGCAATTTCAAATTCTTTGATTCGTAAATAATCTGGGTAAATACTGTAATCAATTGGCTCATCCCATTGCAATTCCTCTGGAGTATTTTGCAGCGTATAAACGAGCTTTGCCGTTTTTAAACCAGTTAGATTCATATAACCTTGCAATTGAGCTTCGTAATTTTTATCAACTTTGGTTTCAAAAAGAGGAAAAGTAAAGCAATCCCAAGACGATTTAAAATCGTAAACCGTAAATTGAGTAATTAGGTCTGGAGTTCCAGTAATAAATTCATTTTCAAAATAGTCTTGATTTTTAAGTACAAAACCTAAATTTTTGACCTCGGAATAATATTCAATAGCTTCAATTTCAACCTCGTGACCTTTAGTTAAATACTTGGAATTAACTTGCTTTTTGATGTTGTACAATTGCTCCTTTACCCATTGTTCTAGGTAGCTTATACACGTCTGCGAAAGCGTTTCGCTTTTTGACCTTGGCTCGGTCATAATTTGACAAATTGCCGAGCATCTGATTTTAAATTGATTTAGTTGCATAATAATTTCTCGTTTTCAGATGAAATGGTAAACTGCTTTTTAATCTGTTCAATCGTTACTTTATTAGCTTTTAATGCCTCTTTGGCTCCATTCCACTTTGGATGATTTGGCGTAAGGTCTAGCGAATTTTTTACAATTCTTAAAGCGTCGTGTATTTCTCCAAATGCTCTAACTTTTTCGGTTGAAATCTCTATTTTCTTACCAATCCAATCCTCAATATAATTGGAGTTCATTGTCTTAGCAGTAACTTTTAAATTGGTTGCGTTCATAATCATTGGCTTGTATTCGTCAAAAAACAAAACAATGCATTCGCTTTGCCCTCCTTTACCATCGTGTACCATTTGCTTTTTAATTTCTTTAATGGTTGCAACAATGTTTTTGGTTTGACCATTGGAATCGATTAAATCCCAGCTACCTAAATAATCGGTGTTTTTTAATTTTTTAAAATGTGTTTTCATAGGTGTTTAGTTTTAAAGGTTACGTTCAATTTCAATTTCAATTTCTGCCAATAAGCTTGGCGTTGGCTTTACCTCAATTACTTCGTCAGTTATTTCGTCGTTAAACGAAAGGCTTGCCGTGTGGTCAATAGTTACCTCGGTTTCGCCGTATCCCGGACAAACATCGGTATCGTCTTCGCCCCAGTAGCTAACTGAGTAATCTCCAGTCCAATAGTACGTTTTGCCTTCGTACTCAAATTCGATTTCTTGGTCGTAATAATTTTGCTCGTCGTAATTCATTGGGTTAGTATTTAAATGAATAATGAACCAAATTTATAAGCAATAAATTAAAAACAAAAGAAAAAGTAAAAATATTTTCAACACTTCGACGCGGTTTGTCAACCAATAAATTTTAATTCGTTATAACTTGCAAAAAAAACAATGGACGAAAGCCAAGTTTTAAATCCGTTTGGCTACGGAAATGCCAGCCGGGTAATTGACGAAAACAGAAAGCCAGCGGAATGGTATTGGGACTATTTAGAGTTTAACGAAGTGTTTGCCGAAAACGAGTTTTACGTTTTATTCTCGGACGGCTTGCTAGTTAAAAAAGGTCGGTCTAAGTTTAGGACTTCCCAATATTTAAAAGGCGAACGTTTCACCTCATTTAAAAAGGTTTATGAAAGGCTTTAAAGAGTTTTTATTTGTTGTACTTGGCGCGATTGCTTTTGCCGTGTTCGTAATCTGGCTTTACTCATAATGGAATTTAACATTGCAGTTTCGGTGGTCCTTGAGGATATTCAAGAAATGCTAATTGCGAAAAATCAAAAGTACGGCAACTCAGCGCTTGAGCCGCTTGGTGTATTTAGCAAGCTAACGCCAGAACAAGCTTTATTTGTAAGGATTGACGATAAGCTAAAACGAATTAAAAACGGCTCTTTAGAAAATGACGATGAAGACGTTGTTAATGATTTAATCGGCTACCTTGTTTTGTTAAAAGTAATTGAAAATTCAAAACGTAATTACGACGAACTAGACGGGTCCCATAAATGGAAAAGCGTTAAAAATTTGTAAAACATAGTTTACAATTTGGCGCGTTTTGTAAAAAATGTTTAACGTTATCGGAAATCTTTCGAATAACGCGGGTAAATTTTGCACTTTTTTACCTTCAAAATAACTTTTTAGAAACGCCGATTTGGTGAACTCTTTGCAAAGGCTGGTATTGGTAACTAAATAAATACTTGTTGTCCAAATAGCTTACGTTTGCGCTTGGTTGTAACAAAGAGTTTACGTTTGCGCCTAAATATATTCCTTTGCTCTTCTTAATTATGGTCTCTGTTTTTGTCTCGGTTATCGTATTAGTTACCACCGGTATTTTATAATCGTTCGTAGCGGTAATTTTAAGCACCTCTCCCAAGACTTCGCCGCTCACGTTAGTACTTCCATACTCGAAAGGAAAAGACGCGTTAAACTGGCTTATTTTAGGCTTAAAATCGATTAGTACCGTATCCCTTAAAACTTCCGTTTTAATCTTAGTTTTTGGCACATAAATAGTATCCTTTTGGCTTACAAAAACCGTGTCCGTTTCTGTTTTAATTTCCGTTTTATAGACGGTTTCAAACTCTGGCCTTGGGAAAAGTACAAAGGCTAGAATAAAGCCAATTAAAGCGGCTATAATTGCAATGGTAATTTTTTCTCTGTCTTGCATTATTCGTAAATATCAATGTTTTCGTCTTGCAACAACGCCTGTAACTGTTCCCTTGTTTCTTTTATAGCATCGTAAGCGCCATCGCTTAAATCTTCAAACTTTAACTTGGCTCGCATCCATTGTTCTAGCTCCCACAATACGCCACGATATTTAGTGCCTTCTCTAGCCGCATTGTATTCGTAACTTTCTTCTGGTAGGTTAAACTCTAGTATTGCTTTCATAACGGAAATTTACAAGAATCGATTAACAACTCATAACTCTGTTTTCCCTCTTCGCGTTCCCTAGTTACGTTTAGCGTAAGTATTCGGCCTCCAACAGGTTTAACAGGCGCTCCGCGTTCAACGTGCCAGCCAAAGGCGCCGTCTTGATACTCTTCTTTATACGAGCCAGTAATTGCAAGGTGAATTTGTTTGTGTTTGTATTCGTAAATCCTCTTTCCGGGATTGTATTCCATTATTTCGCGCACGTCATTACGGCTTGCGTTTTCGTGAATATGGCCCATAATAAAGACGTCCATATTTTCGTAAGTTTCTAGCGCTCTGGTCAAGTTAATAGCGCCTTTTGTTACTATACCCCCCCCTCCTGAGCCGTGGAAATACTTAATATTTTTACTCATATGGGTGTTTTCCCAAATTGAGTATTTAAGTAAAAGCCAGCCGCCATAACCTCCAGTTTGAACGTTAGTTTTGTTCGTGTAATTGAGCAAATCGACAAATCTTTGCAAAGGGTCTGTTTCTAGGTTTTTAATAATTGCCGTTTCGTGGTTTCCGTAGCCAATAACTGTTAACAAATCCGCGTAAGGCGACCAATACTCAACGGCGGTTTCAATTACCGCGTCTATGTAATTGGCTTTGTTATGTTCTGGGAGAATGTCTTTTTTATTTCGCCTTGGGTCGTACTTACCTTGCATTAAACAAAAGAAATCGCCGTTTACAAAGATTGGAATTTGATTCTCTTTGCAATATTCCAAATGCGCCTTTAGCATTTTGCGGTCGCATTTAGGATTATCCCAATGCACGTCGCTAAGTAAGGCTAATCGGTTTTCGTCCTTGCTTAGTGCGATTGTATGCACGTTGCGCGCAATTTTAGTTAATTCCATTAAATAGGTATGTTTATGTAAGAGGTTTTATCTTTTAGCCAGATATATCCTCCAGCTGTCTTTTGACGACCTTTTAAACAATCTGTTATTGATGTTCTATTTAAATTATAAAAATCAATAGCATATTTTGCACAATCCCATTCTTTTAAAAATACTCCATCAATAGAATACTGGTAAATTTTAAATGCTTTACCATTTTTATGTCCTTTGCTTTCTAGCCAAATACCGGTTTTATTTTTTTTATGAATTAAAGACATTTTTAATCTAGTTTCATCTGAAACTTTTTTACCTTTTGCCTTTATTCTAATCTTATCTTTGGTTACTTGAGTAAGTATGTGTCCTTTTAAAGATTGCTTTCTTTTTTCATTTACCTCATGGCTTAGATATCCTCCATTTCCACCATTTGCAATATTACACAAGCTGCCATTTTCCGTATTTTTTTTATACAAATTGATAAACTCAATTTCTTTTTCACAAGCTTCTTTCCAAGTTATATCTTGAATCATTATTTCTACTCTATATTCAGTAAAATTTACAATGTTATTCCAATAGACATTTCTATTTTTACTAGAGTAAGCTCTTTCAAAATCAGATTCACTTTTGCCAATGCCAATATAAAAAGGCTCATTTTTATCAAGTCTAATATGTCTATAAACGTAAGCCATTATTTTAAATCAGCATCGGATTTATACGCAATGTACTTAGTTACTCCAGAAATTCTTTTAGCAACTAAAATTTGTTTTCTGTTTTTATCTTTGGAATAGCTAACATGAACCCATTCTGGGTTACTATTTTTTGGGAATTCGGCTATTAATTGGTCGAAATCCAGCTTGTTTTTGATAAAGTCAAAGACCATTCGATTGGTAACTTGTCCGTTTCCGCCATCCATATCGATGTCAATGGCTTGCCCTTTGCAATGCTGAGAAGATGCGCTACCTTTTATAAAATCGTTTAGTTCCTTTGAGCGGTAACCAGAGCTTATGAAAATAGGCGTATTAAAATGCATTCGGATAGGTTCGAAAACTCTTTCGGCTAAAAGCTTAAAATTTTCTAAATGCTCGGCGGTTGGCGTGTTGTCAATTCCATTACGCTTGGCCGTGTCGCTTCTAGTAATTTCAGCTAGATTTAAATTAGGACTTATTTTCATTGTTTGGCTTTTTAAATATCTTTTCGGCTGCGGTTATTCCTAAAGCTGCGGCCGATAATGCAGCAACAGAATAAACAAGCGGCTCATTTTGATTTAAAAACAAAGTAATGCATAAAGTTATTCCGCTGGCCACTCCAACAAGGCGTTTGCTAGATGCTTCGCCGTTTTCGCTAAAAAATCCTTTTGACCAACTAAAAAATCGTTTCATCGTCCTTGCCCTCTATAAGTTTTAGGTTTTTGCTGGCTCTTTGAATAAGCCTTTTTGGCTTTGCCGTTTCGACGCTTGCCAAATGATGTTGGCTTTAAATTTGAGTTACTTCCCTTTTTCATTTTTGCGCTGCTCAAATAAAGCCTTTTCGTTTTTAATCTTGAATATTAGCCAAACGATTGAAAGACAAGAAATAATCACCGTTAGGAAAATATTTATGTTCATTAAATCCAGACTTTGAAACACGTTCGCAATAATTGCCGCAAGTGTGCTTGGTAGTCCTATTTCGTCCTTTTGGAAAATATTCATTTCATTTAATAGCGTTTCGTTTACCAAAAATAAGTCATTTATAGGCAAATAAAAAAGGGCTATTTCTAGCCCTCTAAATTCTCGGTAATGGTTTACCCTTACTTGTCGCTCAAAGCCTCAAATAAAGGCGCTAAAACAAGCACAGTAAAGCCTTTAGCCTTTACCTTGTCCTTAATCAAATCGGCATCGCTTTTGGTCATTTCAATCTCGCCCTCAGAATAGTAAATCTTTTTTGCCAACTCATAAACTCTAATTGGGTCGTCTTTTTCCTCGGCGGTAAACAAAGCGTTACCTACTAACTTGGACAATAGCATTGGCTCGCCTTGTAATGGGTTGCCTTCGATGTCCTTAATCTCAATTGCTAAATTGACTTTCATATAATGGTTAAGTTTAATTTTTCGGCAATATATGCATAAGCCGCGTCATTTGAATCGTCCCAGTTTAAATAATCCTCGCCGCTCATTGTAACGTTTCCGTCTGCAAGCGTTTGACCAATAACCAAAGGCATTGCCTCCGTTCCTTCGCCACTTGCACAAAGAGAATAATAAAACGTGCAAGACGTTGCCAAGTTGTCGTTAATAATTACTGCGTTTAATAAGTTAGCCTCTTGGCTTTCGCCGTTTTTCCAGATGATTACGCTTTCAATTTGTTTCATATTTTTTTTATTTAAAGTTATGCAATTTTTAAAGTTCCAGAATCGTTATAAACGTCACCGCTAGAAAGTCCAGCGGACGAGGTTGGTAAACCTACAATTCGCAATTTACTTGCTCCGCTTGTTGCCGTTCCAATCAAGACGTTGCCGCCTGAGGTGATTCGCATTCGTTCGGTGTTAGCAGTTTGGAAATACATAAAATCCGATGCGTTTCCAAAATATATACCTTCTCCTCCTTGAGCAGTTGCCGTGCTTATCATAACTCCAGCGCTATCAGGTCTAAAGAATAGTTTTTGAGAAGATGTTCCAACCGATAAAATTTCAGTTGCTCCTCCTTCAATTTGCAACCTTGCTCCGTTATCCGTAGTTGTGCCGACTAGGAGGTTGCCTGTGGATGTAACTCTTGATTTTTCAGAGCCAGCAGTCCAAAAGGTTAAATTACCATTTGTATGAGTATCTGCAAGTATGGTTAAATTTAAAGCGCTAATTGAAACCATAGCACCATATCCGCTAGTACTTGTTGAGCGTATTTCCCCAATAACGTCTAACTTGACCGCTGGACTCGTTGTACCAATCCCAACGTTGCCAGCTGAGGTAATGCTTATTCTTTCTGCATCAGCTGTAGGGTCATAAATAGAAAATCTATTTGTTGACGATATAGATAAATGGTATGTCCCAAAACTTGTTCGGGTCATAATCAGTCTATCAGCTCCAGAGCCTGATAAAGTTGCAGTTGTAGCCGTCAAAGCTCCACTAAAACGCCCAGTCCCGTTCACGTCTAGCTTATATCCAGCGTCTGTGGTTGTACCGACAAGGAGGTTGCCGCCTCCACTAAAATACAATCTTGGAGTTCCTGCTGAAATTGCATCTCCTCCATTTGATGTACTTTGATAAATACCAAAATCACTTGCGGCTAAATTTGTAGTAGCAAAACCCCAATTCTTAGTGACACCACTAGTCGAATTCATTTTTAAAGTAGTAACGTCATTTGTTACTATTGTTATTCCATTTCCACTAGTAGTTGAAAAAGTAGCCGCGCCTGTGGAGGTTATTGTTAGTCTAGTTGCCGCAGCGGTTACATCGTAAATTGTAAAGTCAGAGTTATTTGCTCCAGTTAATCCTCCAGTTAATTCCCAAGTTCTACCGCTTACGTTTTCAAGTCTAAGCCTTACGTTTGCTTGGTCATTTCCGTAAATAGTTGTTCCAGCAACTGAGCCGCCTACATTGTTTATGTATGCTCGACCACTAACGTGCAACCTAGCCCCGTTGTCCGTTGTCGTGCCGACAAGTAGGTTGCCTGTGTTTTTTATTGTTACTGGAGTATACCAAACACTTGTTGAGCGATTAAATACGTCAAAACACAAATCCTCAGACGTTGCTCCATTTCTTAAAACAAAAGAGTTTCCACCAAATACGCCAGCGCCAGCCGTGTCGCTTGTTCTTGCTTGGTAAAATCCTTGGACTGAATTATTTGACACTCTAAATTGTCCAGTTGCTTCTACTAAAGCAAATACACTTGGAGTTGTTGTCCCAATACCAATATTTGTCCCATTGTCAAAAACTAGGCTATTCCCAATCGTGCTTGTTCCAGTAAACTTGGCTAAATAGTTAGTCGTCCCTGTTCCCGTGACTGGATTAGTTAAAGCGTTTTGCTTGTTGTTAAAGGTTGTCCAGTCCGCTGCACTTAAAGCACCGCGATTCGTAGCGCTTGCAGTAGGTACGTTAAGCGTTATTACTGGCGTGGTTGTGCTATTAGCAACCGTACTATTTAAGTCCGTTCCGCTAGTTCCTAAAGTCAAAGCCGCGACGCTTGTAACCGTGCCAACTCCAGCACCGCCAACTAAAGCAATTGTTCCGCTTGCATTAGGTAAAGTGTATGTTTGTTGGCTAGTTAAATTACCTACATTTAAAACCGCATATTTTGAACTACTTGCAGCCAAAAAGAAATTATTCGCATCGCTTCCGATTGTCGAATAACCAGAAATATGGTCTAAATAAATATCGTGCTTTAAACGAATGTAAGCGTCAAATCTTGTAGCAGTTGTAAATGTCTTGGCTCCGCTAATTGTTTGCCCTGTGTCAATTGTAACGTAGTTTCCAGCGTTCTGCTTGTTATTAAAGGTTGACCAATCGGCCGAGCTTAAAGCGCCTCTATTTGTCGCGCTTGCAGTCGGTAAATTAAACGTGTGGGTATCAACTGAACTAGCAATATTAAAGTCCGTTCCGCTAGTCCCAACCGCAAAGAATTGCACTTGCGTAGTCAATCCATTTAAAGCCGTTAAACCAGTCGTAAACGTGGTTATAATCTGGCATAAATGGTTATTTTCAGTATGCATCGTAATTGTACGACCTGAATGAGTAACGTAATATCTAACCGCAAGCCTATCCGTTAAAGCTAAAGTAGTTGTCGGTACTGCAAGACTAGAAAAATAAGGCGTTAATGTAGTGCCAAACGCAATAAATTCTGGAGATGTAACACTTGAAGCAATCAAAGTCGCAGTCGTTCCGCTAACCTTGTAAAGTTCAACGTAAAACGTTGGAGTACCTCCACTACTTGACGCGCTAAAGTACGTTTCAAAGTTCCAGTTACCTCCGGGAATCTCCAATAAATTTGGGTCGCCAAAATCTGTAATAAACGAAGCAATATATCCGTCTGCGTTAATGCTGAAATCCGTTCCAGCTCCCAAAATGGGAACTTTGTTTAATTCCTTATAAGCAACGCCGCCAATCGTACCTTGGTTAACTGAGCCATTTAAATAGTAACTAACTGACGAACCGCCACCGCTAGACTCTGGGAAATCGGCCAAAGAGCCGTCGCCTCGAATGTATTGCGCAACCGTTCCAGCGCCACTTAAAACTTGGTTTTCTGTAATGGCCAAAGCAGTAGAAATAGGCGCAATAGTTACCGGCAAATGATTCTGGCCGCTGCCAGCTGGGTCGGTTGGACTTTGTCCCTCAGAAACTACAAAGCCGGGGGAAGCTGGTTTGCTTCCTTCCCTTACAACGCTTGCTCTGTATTTGCTAATATTTACGTCTTCCATTTATGTCGTTGGTTCAATTCCTAAATCGTAAAGTTCAATTTGCGCCGTTCCTGTTCTGCAATTTAGTTGGTAGCTAACTAGCGCCCAATAACGTCCGTTGAATAAAAAGGAGCGCCAAGGTTCGATTGGTCTACGTTCCAAAGTTGCCATAATTCTGTAATTGGTTCGCCCTTTCAAGTTAGCCAATTCTTGCACGATAATATCTAACAAAGGTAAGGTTTCTACGCCATCTCGGCTCCATAACTCCGAAACAGGATTGCCAGCCGTAAGCAATTGAATTGCCGAAGCTGAGTTGCTAGTAATTGCGTCGCCAATGTAGGTATTGTAATCTGGGTGAACGTTTGCGTAAGGCGAACCGGTAACCGCTTTAACTCCCAATTTAGAAAGCGAAAGGCCGTCAGTTTTTTCAATTTTTAAAGAAAGGTTATCGTAACGGATAACGTATCTGTTGGCCGTGCCTCCGTTGCAAATCAATTGGTAAAGCCTAATTTCAACCTCGCCGTCTACTGGGACTAAAACGTTATTAATTGCAATGCTATTCCAAACGCTGCCAGCCGTAACCGCGAATTGCATAACTGTAGGCGTTGCCGTCCAATCAAAAGTTGTTGTTGTATCTCTGTATAAATACTGATTACCAATTTTAACCATTAAGCCAACGGAATGCGTTCCACCGGCTGGAGTAATTGGAAAAGAAGAGCCAACCCTTTCGACCATATATTCAAAAGTCAAAGAAATTGTGTTGGCCGTTTCTTGCGCTATTGTAATCGCTCCGCCAGTACTATTCGTATTCGCTGAAATCCAGCTAATATTTGGGTCGCTGGCGCCAGCCGTTGTAGTTGTTGTCCATATCTGGCAATATTCACCGCTAGAATCTGCAACGTACTGCACCAAAGCAGTAGCGCCACTTGGAACGCTAGACGGTTGCAAGCTAGGTATTGCGTTATGGTAATCCCAAAGCGTTAATTGGTATGTGTTTGGGTAAGGCGAAGCGGAACTATTCAAGTTCCATTCTGGCGATTCAAACTTGGCATCGAAAACACCGCCTTGCGAATCTTTGTCTAAAATACCAAGGTTTAGAAAAGCGTTAAACTCGGTAAATACTCTTCGCGCCGTTTCCTCTGGTCTATTGATATCCGCGTTAATATCGTCGCCGTTTATAATCGTTTCACTAAGTAAAAGCGATTGATTAGGGTCAAACGTAAAAGCCTTATAACTGATTTGGTTATATTCATTTAAGCGGATAACATAAAACTTGTCCCTCCACAAAAATACGCGGCCTAAGAAAGGATTAACCATCCGCTCAATGGTATCTTTTAAATACAATTGCTCGTTTTCTATGCGTACTCCGTTGGAAAACTTAGCCGTTTCTCCATCGGTATAAATAGCGTTTAAAGGGACGTTAAATTGTCTAAATGGCGAAATATTATTGTTCATTCTAGTTTCGTGAATATTCACGCCAACAAAAACGTCTCTTTTATCGACAAAGCTTTGGTTTAAGCCGCCAACAACCGCGGAAAGCGCTTGAGTTCGTGGGTCTGGCCAGCTTGCAAAGTTTGACCTAATCGAATCCAAACCTTTTAAGCCGTCAATAGCCGTAAATTGAAATAGCTTGTTTCCGCTACTGTATGGACTTGTTATAAAGTCAGGCGCAATAAAGCCGGTAAAAAAGGCTTGTACTCCTTCAAATAACACATAGTTAATTCTTTGTGTTCCTGAAGTAGCGCCTACAATAAATCTATCCTTTCCAAATATTACAGATTCAAAGGTGCCTACTGATGCCGCTGGAATTGCCGTCCAATTAATAGCGTTTGTTGAGTATGCTATTCGATTAGTTCCAAAATTTGTAACTGCAACAAAATAACCATTTCCGTAAGATATGTTTAAAGTTGAGTTTGAAAGAAATGGAGCAGTATTAGTTATCCAAGTTAATCCATCAACTGAATACATAGAGCCAGTTGTAAATTTACCATCTGCAAAATAAATTGTTGTAGAACTAAAAATTGTAGGTTGCTCATTCCAATTAATTCCATCATATGAGGTAAAAGTAGTTCCTCCCGGAGAGAAGTCGCAAACTGCAACCCAAATTCCAGCACCATAAGCCACACTTGTAAATGTTGGCGTTATTGACGTTGTTCTAGAAGTCCAAGTTATACCATCTGGAGAGGTCATTATTCTATTAGTTCCAGACCTTGCAACTGCTACAAATAAGCCGTTACCATATTGAACATCTTGAAACGACATTGTCTCACTTGGAGTTCTTGCAGTCCAATTAATTCCGTTTGAAGAGGTAGCTATAAAACTAGTATCTACTCCTGAAACAATAGCAAAACCAACACCAACAAATAACCCATTTCCAAAGGTAACGTGTGTAATGCTAAAACCAGTAGGAACGGTATTCCAAGTAATTCCATCTGTAGAATAATATAAAAGAGAAAACGCTCCAACAAACATCCCATTTCCAAACGCTAAACTTCTAAAACTAGCAGTTGTTGTAACTCCGTTCCAATCTGTAATATCGTTATTAGTACCGATTTGGCTTAAAACTACTTTCCAAGTTCTATTTCCCCCAACAAGAAACTCGTTAAAATCTCCAGTTTCTCCAGCAATTGTAAAGTCAACTGAGGAGCCTATAATTGTCTCTGTTGGGTCGTTTCCTGTGTTGCCCCAGTTGTAAGTAATGTCGTTGATTTCAAGCGGCGTAACGGCCCCAGAATAGCCAAGTCTTTGTATTTGCAAATCCCAAACGTTACCGCCATAATTTGTCGCGTAACCGCCTTGGTATTTTAATCCATAAGTATTAATCGGTACGTTTTGACCAGTTAAAACAGTATAAATTTTAACGTCTTCGCTTGGCATTGTAAAGCTAAACGAGAGCGCAGAGGATAAGAAAGTATTACCTGAAACCGTGTACCACATAGCCGTGTGAAAGCCATCCGCTGGAACGACTGAAATGGTTAAAACGTCTCCCTCGGTGTAAAATTCTACAAAAGGTCCGCCATTAACTAGAATCGTGCCTAAGCCTTCACGCACGGCCGCTTGAAACCTGTAATCGTTTGCCATTATCCTTTATTTATCCTGTTACTAGCTTGTCCAAATACATAAACCAAGTCTTGGCCTCTAACTACCAATTCGCCGTTCAAATCTCTTTGCGTTGCAAACATTCCGCCTTGTGCGCCAGTACCGGTAAATTGAGAGCCTCCACCAACGCCAGCTCCACCCATTCCGCCGCCACCGCCTCCACCTCCAGCGCTACCTTTTTTACCACCTCCACCAAATGCAGCAAAAGCCGCCGCAACAAGTCCTAAAGCTCCAGCTATAAAAGCCGGTAAAGTAATTGGCGCCGCTGGTCCGGTAGCCGCCGCAGCTTGTGAAGCTCCAGCAACCGCGTTGGATGCTGCAATTTTAAAGTTGGCCGCAATTAACTTGGCTGCAAAACCAACAAACTGAGCAATAAATTGGCCTAGTTTTGGATTATTACCAAAGGCGCTTCCTATAATTGCACCAAGACCACCAAAGCCAGCCGTTAACTCTTGAATTGTAGCGCCAATAGTTTGCAAGTTTGAATTAAAAGTTAAAGCTTGGTCATTTAATTCATTTGGTATTACTTTTTTTGGTTCAATAATTCCCTCAGTTTCAGCTTTTCCAGACGAAATTGTAAAAGGAGCCTCGACTTCTTGTCTAAATTTATCAAATCTTTCAAGTTTTAATTTGTCAAGTAATGGGCCTAAATTTCCTATATCCTCGAAACTTCTTTTTAATTTTTGAGTTGATTCTGCTCCTTTATCAGATAATTGAAAAAAGTCACTTAATTCCAAATTAAGGTCAAAGAATTGATTTTTTAATTTCTCAGTTGCAACATCGTTTTTTTGCAACTCTGATAATGTTTTTACTGCTGTTTCATTACCAAGTGTATTAAATTGTTTGTTAACGTTAACTATTGCCTCTCCTAAATCAAGTAAGGCAAAATCAACTGTTTGATTTCCAAAAATTTCAGCTAGAGTTAAACCATTTTGATTTATTTTAACACCTCTTTCAGCAATTTGAGCCATTAAGGCTTCGCGTTGTTTTAAAAGGCTATTTTGTAAGTTAGTTTCATTACCTTCTTTTTCAATTAAATCAAATCTTTGCTTTGCTAATTCAACAAGTTTTTCCTCGATTGCAATTGCTGACGCTCGTTGTGTAATTGCAGAAACTACTTTTAAATATGATTCACCCAATCCTCTTGTTAGAGCTTGTTCTTGAGTAAGGTTTGATAAAATAGTAGGATACTCTTCCTTTAGTTTTTTATAAGCAGCAATTCTTATATTTTGCGGTTGGCTACTGTCAGTTAAAGCTCTGTTTAATAAATCCAACTGCACTAATTCGTCAGCTGCACCTTTAGAGCCTTCTAATCTAGCTTGCTCAACTGCACCTAAAGAATCAATTACCTTTCTTAAAGTTTGCTCGTAAGTTTCTGTTTCTTTTTCTAATTCCTCAGTTTCTTCTTTAGAATCAAATGCGCCCATTTGATACGCAGTTAATGCAGAAGTAACCAAAGAAATTACTAAAACTAAAGCGTTACCCGGTGATAAAATAGATGCAAACCCAGCCTTTAAAGCCGCAGCCGTCGAGCCAGTTTCATTTTTTAACATTTGAAAAGAGCCAGCTAATTGGGTGATGTTGTTACCAACTCCAATAATTCCAAATGGAGCATCTTGGATAATTCTCGCAAAATCAGTACCTACGGAATTATATTGACTTGTCGCTTTTGTTAATGGTTGAATTCCAGCGGTTTTGAGTTGCGTTATTGCCGCTTTTGTTTGCGCAAGCTGAGAATTTAAATTTTGAATTGTCGGTAAATCGGTTGCCGCCTTTAAAGCTTTGTCAAGGTCTAAAGCTTGTTTCTCTAAGGTTTCTATAATCTTTACCGATTCTCCAAAACCTTTTCGCAGTCCATCAATGACCGCGCCAATCTCAACCTCTATTTTTGGATTTGCCATTACCTTTTTTCTCTAGTTTAGATGCAATTTCCAACAATTTCTTCGCTTTAGCAAAGTCGCCGTCTGTGGATTGGAACGGCTTTAACTTTTTATCCCACGGCAAAGGCCAAATTTTCTCTGGGGAAATATTAGCGCCTTTTTTTAAATGCGGTTGCAATCCGATAACCGCGTGAACTCGCATAGATTCGATAAAATCCTTTTGGTCTATTTCGTGACCCTTAATTAGCGCCTTTATCTCTTTCCGTGATAAAGCAAAAAGCTGATTGTAAGGGATTTTTGTTCGCCCTACAATCAGCATTAAATTTTCTCTCGCGGAATAAACTTCCTCTTCGTCTTCTTGGTACTCAGTTAAATTTTTTTTTCTTGGGTTTCACCAATTCCAAGCTCAAGCAACAAATCCGCCAAAACTTCATTAAATAACTTCATTACGTCTTTACCTTCAATCCAAACCTTTAACTCTTCTAAAGTTACCGGGTTGGTTCCTTTGCGAACGCAAGCTACTTTGTGGCACTCAATTAATAAGGCGTAAATCATTTCGATTTTAGGTATTGATTGGCCATTAAATGCGTCTGCAATCCCTTGTCCTGTAAAGTCCTCAAAGTTGGCCAAAGCGCCCAAATTTGGGTAAAAGAAAATCTCTCCCTCTTTGTAGGGAGCTGAATGGTATTTAGCCATATAATTGTTTTAGGTTGGTATTACCGTGATTGTTGGAGCGCCAGCAAAGTCGAAAGTTCCAGAGAAAGATACTTGAGAGTTTCTTTCCGCAGTAATTTCGATTGAGTTTAGTTGAGCGTCAACAGTAATGATTTTGTCACCTGATTCAGTACCTCCAAAAACCAATTCAAATACTTTGCCAATGTCTTCCATTAGGTCAAAAGCTGAAAGGTTAGAAGCGCCTGTAGATGCAAAATCTAGGTCTCCAGAGAAAGAAAAGGAGCCAGATTTGTCACCGCCTTCAAGTCTAACGCCATAGTCACCGGTACAATCGTTTCGAACGGTAACAGATTCGTTGGAAATAGAAACAGAGGCGGAGGTTTTGCAAACGACTGGAAGATTATTCCACTCGAATGTAAAGAAATTTCCTAATTGGTAAGTTGCCATAGCTTATTCGTTTTAACAAATATACAGAAATTTTTATTTATTAAGATACTTGGAAAATATCGAGCGTATAACCAATAATTTTTTGGTAGCCTATTTGGCTTGTACCTTGCTCGATTTGTGTACGCGAAAAGGATTTGCGTAGGTTTATTAATTGCAAATCAGCTGGTAAAACTAAATTATCAATCGTCAAAGCTAACTGAATAACGTTGCTAATTGTTTCGCTTGCTCTTTTGCCTCCAGACCCTTGCGGAAATTTGGTTATAATGCTAATCGATACGGTTGCCGCTTGTCTAATTGAGCAATCGTTGTTAGTTGTTTCAGCTTCGTTTTGGTCGGTAATTAAAACATACGCTTGTCCACCCATAAAACTAGCTGGCGAAACAGTTGGAGGTAAAAAGGTATCAAAAACAGGAATTGTAACGCCATCAACTATTAAAGGCGAAATTTCAGCTAAAATTGCGGTTCTTATGTTTGTAGCTATTTCTCTCATCCTAAATCCTTGTTTATTTCTTTTTCAATTTCATCCACTAAGTTAGCCGTATTTCTTAAAAAGGCTGGCATCAAATAAGGTTGGCCAATAATTCGTCCGCGTCCGTTTCGGTAAAAACGCCTTGCAACGTCTCTAATTTCTTGCGTATATTGAGGATTTGATAAAATTTCTCGCGCGCTTAATCCCGTGCCAAATTCCAACCAAGCCTCAATCTCAAAGTCTGGGTCGCCGCTTTGAACGCCTACGCGCCAACTTAAACCGTTATCCTCAACAACTTTGTCAATTCTTTGTTTTATTGATAATGGTAAGCCTTCCCATGTACTTGGAGCCGCTGCAATAGCTTGTCTTTCAATATCGGTCGCAACGCTTGATAAAATGTCCTTTACCGACTCAATAACAATGTCTTCTTGTTTATCGAGGTCTTTTAAAGCCGCGTCCAATCCTTTAACAACTACTGCCATTAGATGCCTACCATTGTTATAACATACTCTTTGTGCTGGCGTTCGTCAAGAAGTTGAACGCCTGTAATTTTGTAATACTTTGACCGATAAAGGATTTGGTAAGCCTCAGACGGCGTAAAGCTATTGCGGTACTGGATGCCTACGCGGTAAGTGTTTGGTAACACCAAGTCGCTAGATTCGATAGCGTTGGATGCCCTTGTCTGAGTAACTGAGGCAAATGTAGTAAGCGCAGTCGAAGCCGTTGGAGTTGTTCCGCCAGCTCCATCGCCAAGGTTCTGAAAGCTAACAAACGCAACTTTCTGGTCGTATTTTCCAAAGTTTATCATTATACGAAATAATCAGCTCGGTACTTGGTTTCAGTTGTAATACTTGCCTTTTGCGCGTATTGCTCTTGGACGCTAATAATATTTTGTCTAAAGGCGAAATCCGTTGCAATTCTTCTAAGCATTGCAATTTGTAGGTCTTGGGGTAAAGGGTTAGAGTTATTAAATCCAGCCGTATAAGTGTAATTCTCAACCTCTGTTTCGTCGGTTGTCACATCCGCCACCCAAGGGCCAATTGGATAAATTCTCTCAGCTCTTTTATTATTCGTAATAACCACATTTCTTTGAACGTAAAGCATTCCGGATGCTTTTTCCGATTCTATCCTTGCCGCTGGGATTAATTCGTTTGTTATCAACGTATCCCAGTCGTTAAAATCTATTTGCATCCAAGCCTTTGCCTCTGCCAAAGTAATTGGCTCGGTTGCAACTTGCGACGCGTAACTAATGTTTAAAGGCTTGCTCATTTCGTTTTAAATTCTTTTTTGTCCACCTTAATCCAAACGGCTAGACCTTTATCGACCAAGTAAGTGTTGTAGGTCTTGCCTACGCAAATAACTTCGCCTTTCTCAAAAGGTACTAAGTCCACCAATAATTTAATCATAAAGATACAATTTTTATTTTGTCAAATGTTTTTTATCATTCCAAGGCTCAAAGTCTTGCCAGAGTCGATATCCGTGGAAAACGTACAAAGACCGAATCAAACCTACCTTTAAACCTAACTCCTTTACTCGCATCGAAAACAGAGAATCAAAGGCCAAACTATTTTCGACAAACCTAATTTTTTTCCAAGTCTTGTATTTGAAAGCCATAAAGAAGCCAGCTATATACTGGCTAATCTCTTCTATGCCTTCGCCTTGGTAAGCCATTGCGATTTCGTAATGCCTACGCACGTTTAAATCGTAACTAAACTCGTTTTTATGCAGTTGATGTTTTGACCTTAGCCGATTCGTATAACATCCAACCAATCCAAATTTATCTCCATCTAAAGCCAAAGCATCGTGAACTCGCTTGCCCCAGTCTCCAGTTAGATACAGAATGTCGCCGTCTTGCATTACAATCCAATCGTCATCTTCAGCGTTTAGGCTACTCAAATACTCGTTATAGGCTTTGCCAATATTTTTATTTAAGTCGAACGGATTCGAGTAAAATATCTTTAAAGATTCAGCCACGTCTTTTCCTCGTAAAAGTTCAAATTCTTGTTTGAAGACGGATAACCAAATAGGCATTCGCTTTGATTTGCAATTATACTTGGAAAGCGTTCTGTTAAATATCTATCCATCTGGTAATCCTTTATCCTAGCTTTTACTTTTTCGGTATTGAACCAGTAGAAAGAGCCAGAGTAATGAAAGTCTTGTGGAACGTATGGAGGGCAAGGCAAAAGCTTACCACAAACCCCAGAAAATAGCTTATTAGAAAGGTCTGGAATCGTTTCCAAGTTGCCTTTATAGCTATGCTCAATCCAAAGGTCTAAGCCTCGCCAAATAGGTCTAGAAACTCCTTTGCAATGAGCGTAAAACGTTATCCCATCTTTGACGCGTTTAATTGAATCGATAAAATGCACCGACTCACCCAAAACGCGATTATTTTCCACAAGCTCAATTTGGCAGTCGCTTGGTAAAAGCGATTTTAAAGGCTCTAGGAAGGCTCTTCCGTCAATTGCGACCTTTACCACCTTTTTGCCGTCAAAGAGGCTCCAGTACTTGTTTAATAGCTTTAAATTGAGCCTGTGGTAATGGGTTATTTTACCGCCGTAGTAAATGAAGTAAATTAGATTCTTTGGAACGTTAACGCCCATAAAGTTGGAGTTTTTGGTTGCTCTATTAAATTAAATCCAAAGCCTTTAAACATATCAATCCATTCATTTTCGCTTTTAATATTTATGTGGCCCCAATCTTCGTCAAACTCTGTTTTGTTTGGAGTTGAGGAAAACAAAATAACGCGTGGTTTTACGGCCTCTAGAGCCTTTGAAATCTCTTGGTCGGTCATATGTTCAGCCACCTCAATCCATAGCATTAAATCGGCTTCTTTTGGCTTTTGGTAAACCTTTAGCAAAGGGTAATTTTCTTTGCAATAATCTCGATGCGATTTAAATATGTCTTGCCCAATAATGTTAAAACCTTCTTGTCTTAAAACCTCGGCATAAACCCCAGTCCCACAACCAAAGTCTAAAACGCTTTCTGGGTTAAACTTCTTGCAGTATTCTGCGACTTCTTTTGCCAAGCCAACAAAGTCGGCGTTATTCATTGTAAGGTTTAGGCTTTCAATCTCAGCCTTTAAAAACTCGTTTTCTGTAATTTTCATATTTTAGATTTCACCACACGTTTTACAATTCTTTTTAAAGTACATAGGGCATTCCGTTCCATCTTGGTTGCTTGGCTCTTTAGTAAAGTAAGCTTGCATTTCTCCCGGCTTGGTTAAATACCGCTCGCAACTCATTTTGAGTTTGCATCTTTGCGGCTTGCATAAAGTAAAATCGGCCATCGTTTTTTTCTTTAAATGTAATAATATTTTTAATGTTTTTGATTTTCAAGTGATTGTATAAAAAAAGGCGGGAAAAATTCCCGCCCTTTTTACCATTTAAAACACCTATGAAAGATTAGGTAGTTTCAAGCAAACTTTTCGCAGCTGCGAAAGTTCCTTTAACCAATACTGGAGTATCGTTAGCAGAGATGAATTGAACCAAACGCTGCTCGATACGAACTGTCTTCAAGTTGTCGATGAAATCGTCTCCGCTGTCTCCGATAGCTACTTGCAAACCGCTTCTCAAACGTACGTTGATAACTGAAAGGTCACCACCAATGAAATCGGCTGCGGTTCCAGTCAAAGCGTTAGTTGGGATAATCTGAACACCCCAAGCGTTAATTCCACCATTTGCGTTGAAAGTAACGCCAGCTGGTAGGATATATTGCTTGTCGTTGTCCTTCTCAGAAAGCATAACATGGTAAGCGCCAGTCTCAACGAATACGCCGTTAGCGGTTCCGTTAGCAGCTTTAACCTGTGCAATGATTCCGTGAATTACGTCCCAGTTAGTTGCGCTTTCAACTTTTCCAGCCATAGTTGCGCCGGTGAAAGTAGTTGACTTAGAAAGCAAACCAGCAAGTTGAGGAGATGTACCGTTACCAGTAAACAATTGGTTTTCAATTACAGTCTCAACGCGCTTAACGCCGTTAGTTTGGATGTAAGAAGCCAAGTAAGCTGCATCCTCAAGCATTTCCATAGAAACCTTCATGTGAACGCCAATCTTCTCAACTTTAGCTCTCTGCTCTTTGTATTGTACGTCGATTTGAGTTTTCTCAACACCTTCGCCAATCATTACTGGAGTACCGTCTTGGTTGTATTCTTCAACCCAAACTGCATACTGAGTTCCGATAGCTCCAACAGATACGTTAGAAAGGTAAACAAGTAGTCTCTGGCGGATTGGGGAAACAACACCGGTAAACTCAGAAATAGTTACTTGAGAAGAGGAAGCAACGTTGGCAATAGTTGAAGCCAAAGTGATTGTTCCAACTGCTTTCTCGCTGATTTCGAATACCAAAGGAGCCTTCAAACGAGCGTTAGGCTCGGACTTCAATCTTTCGATTTCTGCGCGTACTGGCTCGTAAGCCTTCATAAATGCGCTTTTGAAATCTTCAGCGCTTACTTCTTTCTCAACTGCATTTTTCTGCAATGCGATGTCAAGCTTGTCAAGTTGCTTTTGCATTTCTGCCGCATCTTCCTTGCTCATTACTTTGTCAAATGATTTCAACAAAGATTCTGCCTTTTCGAAAGCCTCATTGGCTTTTACTTCGGCGTTGCTAGCTTTTGCCTTTAGAGCTTCGCCAGCTTCTGCGATTACCGCTTTAACGGCATCCAAAGTTAGATTTTCCATGATTCAAATTGTTTTTTAAGTTCGTTTATAGTTAGGGAATCAACTTGAACGGCTTCCTTTTCTACCAAAGTAGTGGCAACTGGCTTCAATATGTCCAAAAGTGATTTAAGTTGATTTTCTAATTTCTCAAGTGTTGCGTCCGTAGCGTCTGAGGTCTTTACAAACTTCTCAAGTTTTGCAAGGTATTCAAATGCTGCGGCTTCGCTTTTAAGGTCAATAAAGGTTGTCTCTGGGTTAGCGCCTAAGAATTGCACCGCGCTACCTTCGTACATCATAACTTCCTTAATTTTATTTGCCTTCGCTTGGTCGTCGTACATTTCCTTAATTGTACGGAATCCAAACGAATGCTGGTTAATCAATTCCGATTCAATCATTTTCTGAAAGTCCTGACCAGCCGCGTGGCTACCAATTTTCGCCTCGTATCTCAAACCTTTCTGGTCTTCGTAAAGATTGGTGATTTTTGCGACTACTTTATTTTTGTCGTGGTCAAGTAAATACTTAATCAATTGCTTTCCAGATGGTCCGCGCTCCATTACCGTCTTGCTAAACGCTCCGGGTTCGATTACGTCTCCATCTAAATCCTTGTTACCGAAAACGGCAAAATAGCCAGAAACAATGCCTTGTTTCATATCGCTATCCGCAAATCCTTGATTAAGTCCCTTTAATAACATAGTTTATTCGTTTAAGCAAATATACAAATAAAAAAAATTAGGAAACAAAAGGGTTAAATCCCAAAGGCATCTGGGAAGTTTCTGCGAGCGTAACTTTCGGAAACGTAAACCACAACACAACTACAATTAACCGTTTGAGCCGCTCCGCCATTTATATCGCCGGGTTTATCCATTAATACTTGGACTCCTTTAGTTGTAAATAGAAAAAACGAACTTGCTGGAATTGGTTTGTCTTGCGCTTGGATGTGTTGTAAACGTGGCTCTTTAGCTCCGCCATGTATCCATATTTTCCAAAGTGTTACGCCTGTTTGGTTTGCCCAATCTTGTGCGCTTTTCTTTTTGCCTTCGTTAAACGCTCTAGTCGATTCCGTTCTAGCTATTGCTCGCGCTCGTTTAATGTCTGGGATTTGTTCTAATAATAATTGCTCAATCTGAAAAGGATTTAATCCTTGCTCAATTCCATCCGCAATTATTTGTTTAATCTTGTTATTGGTGTTGGTATTAACGTCAAAAATTAGCTGGCTCAAGTTTTGTAAAACCCAATCCTTAATCCAAGCAATCCAAGTATTTAAAAAGAAATCGTCTGGAACAAAAGCCTTTTCTCGGTTGTCTTGGCGAATGCGATTAAACTCTTTTCTCGCTGAGTCAACAAAGACGGCGGTATAAAAATCAATGTAAGCCTTTTGCATAGGCAAAGGCGACGGATTAGGAACCGCTTGCAACTTTAACGCCTCAGTAAATATTTTTACCCCAAGGCGTTCGTATCTCTTTAAATCAGCTTGCGCCGACCTTCTAACCTTGGAATAATTAATAAGCCTCATTTTTTACGCTTGAAAATCGCTAAAATCCGTTGTTGCATTGCCTAAAGCTTCCTCGCTTGGAATTACGTTGCTAGGAATCCAATGCACGTCCATTGCTGGGTCTTCGCTTGCGTGCCAGTTCAATAAGCTTCGTACTTCGTTTCCAGTAAAGTACGGCGATTTACCGTACGTTTCGAGAATAACTTGAACGTCTGGTTGTAACTCAGAATAGCTAGAAATGTCGAAATCAATAACGTAATCCATGCCATAAGACCTACCAATCCACTCAGTAAATTTTTCCTCAATCATTTGGAGTTGCGGCATTAAAACGTCGGTAACCAAAGCCTTTTGCGCGTGTTCTAGATTGGCAAAGGTAGCGTTGGAGCTGAACAAAACCGGGTTAACTCCCCAAAGACCACAAAGCGTCTGCAAGTCCATATTCTGGGAATTAATAATATCCATTGCAACAGGAGACAAACCGATTGCATCGTAACGCAAAGGAATTGAAGAGGCAACGATTTTATTAATGTTTTTACTTCCGTTAATTCTTTCGTCAATTCTTTCGTCCATCTTAGCTCTTTGCTCAGGACTTGGCCAAAACTCTGGATTAGGAACGTTAGGCGAAATTATACCTTTTGCGCCGCCATTCTGGAAAGTCTTTTGCTTTGCCTCTGTCGCTTCGTTGTTAGCTTGCAAAGTTTTAATACCAGCCAAAAGCGGAGGCATTCCGCGAAGTTGTGCGCCGTTCAAATCCCAAGTTAAATTGGTAGTTTTTAGATGCAATACTTGGTCGGCTGGAATCTCAATGTTTTGGTCTCCAATAATCAATTTATAGCCGCGTACTGGCTCGAATAGGTTGCCAGCAACTATTTCCACATAGTTGGACGGCATAACGTACATTTCTTGGATTTTGCCCTTATTTAGGCCCTCAGTCGGTTGGAAACCGTAAACGAATATTTCGCCGCTAGTATTGTACCAAGTAAGCATATTATCAAGAAACTCCGCCCAAGTTTGCATCGGATTCGGATTCTTAATAAGCTGGCTAACTGGGTCTGAATAGGTAACGTCTTCTAATTCTTTTTTACGCATTGCAATAGACTGCAATCGGTTTAATTCCTTAGTTGTGTATTTGGCTCCTCTGTATCTTTTGCTTGCCTCGGTTTCTTTATAAACGTAAGTTGGGCATTGCTTACCTTTCTCGGCTATTTTGCGAATGATTGAGTAAACCAGCGCGTTGCCTTTGTAACCTTGGTCGATAAATGTTTGTTGGTTAGCGTCGTACCAAACAACAAGCGTTGAGGCCGTAAATTGGCCATATAGGATTTGATTGAGTAGGTTTGCATTTGGTTCCTGTGGCGTGGAAATGACCGCTGGATTAATGTACGACCTTAGAGCCTTTAATAGCATAGCATATTCGTTTTAACAAATATACATTAAATATTTTTTTCAAAATAAGCCACTCCCCAAAACCACATTATAACCAAGCCAAGACGGCCGTACCACTCCCAACCAAAAACGTTAAAAGATAGGAAAACAAAGGATGCCAATAGATAGCAAATTAGAATCCATAGAATTAGCGTAATACTTTCTTTTGTCATATTGAAAAGGTGAATTTTGTGCCTAACATTAATTCAGTAAAACCCCAGACCAAAGCGTCCACGCGGTCGGGCGATTTGCCTTTGTCCGGGTCAAATGTAACCATTTGTTTTTCTAGTATCGGAAAACTCCCAACGTGGTAAATTTTATTTTGCTCGTAAAGGCTATAAATAGGCTCTGCGCGGACGTACTTTCCTTTGGTCGCCGTTACTAGCTTAATTCTAGCGTTGCCGCTCTGCGACCTTAAAACGCTTTCGACCATATCGCCGCCTTGGTTTTTTTCGGCTACTATACAATCAGCGTCCCAATTTTTAAACGCTTGGCTAGCAACCTTTGCCCATTCGTTAGGCGAATACTTACCGGACAAATCCTCCAGGACGTAGCCTTTGCCTTGGCTATCTTTTCCTAATACCATTATACCGGTTTCGTCCGATTCTAAGTTTGCGGACGCAGCTGGGTCAATAGCAACAACAATGCGCTCCAAATCTGGCTTGGCTGCAACTCTAATTTTATCAATCAAAGGTTTAGACCAAAGTAAACCCTCGGCATCGTCTAGCCATTTGCCCAAAAATAAATGCTCGTACCTATGTAGGTTTTCCGCTTTAACTCTTTGCGCTTGGTCTATAAAGCTTTGCGAAAGGTTGCGCTCGTTGTCTAAATAAGTAGTATGGATGTAGCTACAATTGTCAGTTTTATGCTTTACAAAGCGATTATAAATCCAATGCGACTTGTAACTTGGATTCATTACCAAAATAACACGGTTGGGCTTATTTGCCGCTCTAATTGAAAGGTCTATGCGGTCGAATACGTCTTCGTCGTTTAGTTCCTCGGATTCGTCGAGAATAAAGGTTGTAACGCCAGCGATTGATTTGAGGTTAGCGGTTGCCGTGCCTTGGCTGGTCTTGATTCCGCGAAATAAAATCTTTGAGCCTGTTACCTTGTTTATAATTTCGCTTTGCGTAATCTCAAAATCGCCTTCTTTATTCATTAACTCTATTTTGTCAATGAATTCTGGGATAATCGAAATAAAGGCTGATGTTAAAGTCCAACGAGTAAAAAGGATAACGTGGCCCTCTTCGTAAGTTAGATTTAAAAGGAAAAGCGATAAAGTCCAAGACTTACCGGAGCCTCGGCCGCCAGTAATTAGGAAATAGCGAGTTTCTGGCTTCTCGTAAAAAAGCAGTTTGTATTTATCCAGTAATTGGATTGACTCCATTATTCAGTCGATATCCAAGTAATTGGAGGTGTAACCTTATCGCCTTTAGTCGTATGGTCAAGGTCTTGCTTATCTCTTTGACCTAGCCTTTGTTTACCAAGCCAAATAAGCATTCCTCTGTCCTTATCCTTTAAAGCTGACTCATATTGCTTAGCTAATAGCAACGCATCTCCTTTGCTTCTATTTTGCCGTAAAAAGTCGGTAAAACCCATTGACAAGTCTTCCTTGCATCGGTTGTACAAAGTCTCTGGGTCGCATCCAAAATAAGCTGCTATTTGAACGCCATCGCATCCAGCTTGCAAAAGCCTTCCAGCTTCTATCCAGTCTATATTTGCTCTTGGTCTTGCCATTATTTTAATTCAAAAGATACTGTAATTCTATTTTGTGATGTCTGCATATTACCTACTGTGCTACCTTTGCTTTGAGACGGTGTTCTTCCACTTCTAGCACAAATCCAACTTTTTGAATTTTTTAAAGATTTAATTAATGAAGGAGATGAAGAAACAATATTAAAACGAAATTTATCTTTTTTGTAAATATAACCAATATCGTTTAGAAGTTTTAAACCAATTCCTATTCCTTGATAATCTGGCAAAACAACTAATCTGTGAACTTTTTTTATGTTTTTAGCGTGTGGATGAGGAAAATGTAAAATTGAAATAAATCCAGCTACTTCATTATTTACTAAAGCAATAAAACATTCTGCTGCATTATTATGAGTATGACTTAAATAATGGTGCTTAGCAAACATTTTCCAGATTGCTTTATCTTTTGTGTTGAAAATCTCAAATTTGATATCTGGTCTATTTTTTTTTTGCCCTTCAAGCAATTGAAAGGTCATTGAATCGGTATTAAAAACCCAATCTGGTAAAAGCCAATCTATAATATCAAAATGACAAGAAACTGCAATAAATTGTTTTTTAGTTTTTCTTATTGCTTTTTGCATTGCAAATGAACCTACTTGAGCAACTTGTCTGTCAACTACAGAGGTAAATTCGTCAAATACAAATAATTCTTGTTCTTCTAGAATTGCTCTTGCTAAATCAACTCTCATTTTTTGTCCGTTAGATAAAACGGAATAAGGTTTTAACCAAGATGGAGGGGAAGAAAACCCAACTGAATTAAAAGCTTTAGTTATTTCGTCAACTGAGCAATTTTTTGGCATATCGTCTAAAACTGTTTCAGCTTCATATTGATAATTTGTAATATATGATTCTGGAAATAACTGCTTAGCAATTGTAGTTTTACCAGTTCCAGATTTGCCAACAATTATTCCAATTTGCCAATCTTTTTGTAAATCAATATCTCCTTGAAATCTTTCTATAATGTGTTCAGATTGTAAATCAAATTTTCCAATTACTGAAGCAACTCTAAACGTCTGTTTAGGCTTAACTTCTTTTACAATGTCAAAAGTCGGCATTCTAATCCTAGTTCAATTAATTTATTATAAGTCTTTTCCTGTTCTTCTTCTGAATTACAATTAACTTCAATTTTAAACATTGAAATAATTGAATCAGATAAATCGTTTAATTCTTTTGTTTCTTCAAAATTTGGCACATCCAATCCCCACTCTTCTAACAAATTAGGTTCCCATTCATTTGCAAGCATTTCCCAGTCCCATTCTCCAAATCCTACGTTGTCCTTAATAATAAACTGCTTTTGCTCATCTTCTGTAAGGTCGTCAGCTTTAACAATAAAAACCTCTTTTAATCCAGCTTCTTTGCAAGCCTTTAGGCGCATATTACCACCCAAAACAATCATATCGCTATTAACTACAATTGGCCGAATCTCTAGCATTTTAGGAAACTCTTGTATTGACTTTACAAGCTTTGCAAATTTGTCATCCTTTAAAATCCTTGGGTTATTAGGATTGTTTTTAACATCGTTTAGCTTTACTTTCTGTATATTCATTTTTTTTTGATTTCAATTTAAAAAAAACCTTGCCCGATTGAGCAAGGCTTTTCGCAGTTAACATAAACCCAATAAAACTATTTTAATTCAATTACTTTTCCAGTTGGATTACCTGTAAAATCGCAGAGTTTACCGTTCCATTCAAATTTAACTTCTTTCTCTCTCCCTTGGTAAGCCGCTGCAATCAATCTTATTTGGCGCTGGACTATTTCCATATTCTGAAAATATCCTTTTCCTTTATTACTCCAAGGCGACCATTGGCCGTCCCTTAATCTGTATCTAATCTCCAGCGAATAATCTGGCTTACTCTTTGGCAGTTGTTTAGCCATTCTTTTCACGAATTAAAACCTCTAATCCAATCGCATCGCAAATTTTACGCAAGTTAAACAAGCTAATCGACTCAAAGCCATTTTCGACTTGATTAATCGGTTGGTGACTCAAACCAATTTGGTTTGCCAAATCTACTTGGTTAATCCCAAGCCTCTTTCGTGTTCGTCTAATTAGTCGGCCTTCCTCTAAGCTCATTTTCGTTTCGTTTCCACAAATATAACTTTTAAATAATTATCCAATCAAAAACAGACAATTTGTTTAAAATGGCAAAAGCGGATAGATTCCCATTTGTATAAATTCCTCGCCTTTCTTTACGATGCATTTGCGAACGTTAAGCTCAAAAACGTTTTTATCGTTAAAGCCGTATTTTTTTTGCGCTATGTCCAAAAGCAATTTTACTGGGTTATCGAGGTCGCTTGCCTTGTTGCTAAAGCCAAAAAAAAACTCAATCCTTAGCATTTGGTCAACGTCAATTTTACCCTTTGGCATCGTTAGCAAAATCGTTTCCTCGTACGACTTATAAGCTGGCGTTTTAAAGCGTTTGCCTTGCCAAGCCTCGTTAATGCTTAAAGGCTTTTCGTTTAGCTTAAATTGAATCATTTACAAGCTCTATAAACGAAGTCCATTGCAATTGTGTACAAAGCAACCAAAACCATAAAAAGAAAGCCAAAAGGCATCTTAAAATGAGTTAA